TTTGGTGAAGGCTGGTTACGCCCATATATGGGTACGAGAGTTATGGACCTTTGATTGCAGACTTTGCGCGGACTCATTTGTCTCGAGAGTTGTTCCCGTGGCAGTTGGGGTTTCTCACCGGTGCTTTCGAGCATGACGATGAGGGGATGTTTACGCACAGCAGCTCTATGGGCTTTTGTGCTCGCCAGCAGGGCAAGACTTTTATGTTGTCGGCGGTGGTGGGCTGGTGCCTTCTCGAGTTACCCAAGATTTGGGGTCGCAAGGTCAAGGTGGTTTCCACGGCTCACGAGTTGTCATTGGCGACTGAAGTGTTTGAGGATCTCCGCGACATGTTTGAGCTGTGGGAGGAGTCGGGTCTGTGCAAAGTGACGTGGGCTTACGGCAGGCACAAGGTTCGCATGGTGGACGGGTCTGAGTATTTGGTGAAGGCTGCAACGGCAAAGAAGCACGGCATCTCGGGCGTGGACATTCTGATTGTTGACGAGCTGTGGGCGATTACGGAGGCGGCTTATTTCGGGGCGTTAAAGCCTGCACAGATTGCGGTCAAGTCGGGTCTGTCGTTGTTGGTGTCCACCGCTGGCGATGAGTCCAGCACGGTGATGAAAAAACTGAGGGAGCAGGCCATCGGTCAGATTGACAAGGGCGAGCCGGGCGAGTTGTACATGGCGGAGTGGTCGGTGCCCGAGTCGGTGTCCCCTGATGACGAACGCTACTGGGGTTATGCAAACCCAAGCATGCCTAGGACGGTCACGCTGAAGTCTCTTCGTGCTGCACACTCCAGCCCTGACCGATCTCAGTGGCTTCGCGCTCACTGCAACATGTGGGTCTCTGCTGCATCTTCGTGGCTACCGCCGGGGCAGTGGGCAAAGCGGTTTACAGAAAACACCGAGTGGGACGGCACGACTTCGGTGCTGGCGGTGGACTCTGCCGTGGACGACTCGAAATATGTCGGGGTGTGGTGTCGCAAAAATACGGACGGGGACATTGTCGCCAGTGTCGAGTTTCAGACTGAGTCCATTGCTGAAATGTGGGAGCAGATCACAGCCTCGTTAGAGCGTCAACCGAAAACGCAGCTGGCAATTACGCCGTCTCTGTTTATTCACACACCCGAGAAGTTTCAGCGCAGAACTGTCCAGTGGGGCTACGGCGAAATCAACAAGTACACGTCCACGGTTAAGGGTCTGATTAATGAAGACCGCGTCAAGCACACGGGTGAGATTCTTCTTGCCGAACATGTAAACAGGGCGGTACTGATCCGCGGTCAGGGTGGCGCATTGTCAATTTCCAGCCAACGCTCACCGGGGCCGATTGAGGCGTGTCGTTGTCTCATCGTTGCAGCTGCAATGGTGTCTCGTCCGGGTGGCGCAAATAAACCGACAATGGGTTCTTCAAGATAGTTGCATTTGCAACAACCTTGTGTAAGACTCCCAACAGATGGGTATTTTCTCACGCAAAGTTGACACGGCCTCTTTCGCCTCTGCACCAGTGCAGGCGGCTGCAGGCGCGTCCTATATTGGCAACTTCATCCAGTACACAACTGGCTCTGCGGAGGTGCGCGCTCTCAGTATTCCAACGGTCAGTCGTAGTAGGGACTTGCTCGCAGGCATCATCGGCTCGGTCGGTCTGAAGCATTACTCAAAGCAGTGGAATGGCTCCGACTATGACGAGGTGTATTTGCCTCTTGAGCCTTGGATGGAAACACCAGATCCGAAAGTTTCACGCTCGTTCTTCTTTGTAAACATCTTCTCGGACATGTTTTTCTATGGCGCGGCTTACGCCTATGTCACAACGCGCTACTCCACCGGGTTACCTGCCTCGTTTACATGGCTTCCTGCTGCAAACATCTCGAGCACCGAGCAGACTGGCATTCCTCAGTATTACGGGCCGTCTAAAGAGCTTGAGTTCAACGGTCAACCACTTGACGTAAACAATGTGATCCAGTTCTTGAGCCCTATTGAGGGAATCTTGAAGATTGGCGCTCAGGCCATTAACACCAACATTTATTTGAACATGGCAGCTGACCGTTACGCCAGCCTTGAAACGGTGCCTGGTTATCTTCAGCAGATTGACGGCGAAGACATGTCCGGTGATGATCTTGGTTCGCTTGCTTCGGCGTGGGCTTCGGCGCGTAAACAAAACGCTATTGGTGCGTTGTCGCGTCAGGTTCAGTTCCGTGAGTTTGCACAAAACCCTCAAGAGGTCATTGCGGATCAGCGCAAGTACCAGTCTCTCGAAATGGCTCGCTTGTGCTCTGTCCCTGCTTACCTCGTGAGCGCACCTACTGAGGGCGCTTCAATGACTTATCAAAACGCACAGCAAGCCCGTCAGGATCTGTACTTGTTCGGCGCTCGTATCTACATGGACGCTATTGAGCAGACCCTTTCCAGCGCACAAGTTCTTCCTCGTAACCGTTATGTAGAGTTTGACATTGAAGATTACGAAGGATCTGAAGACAGTTCCCCTAGTGGAATGCCCAACAATGAAACGGATGATGAGTTGTGAAAATTGAGTTTGTAGCTGTGCCAGTCACCTTGGACGCTGCCGCTGGCGAGGACAGCCCCCGTACCATCACGGGCGTGGCTGTTCCTTGGGACACTCCAGCGACAGTGTCCTCGGGTGAATCGGTCATGTTTAAGCGTGGCGCTTTTGACGTAAACGCTAAAGCACCCAAGTTGCTTGAGGGTCACGACATGACGCAGTTGCGTGGTGTTGTCACCGAACTCGTTGAAGCCGAAGAGGGTCTTTTGTTTACAGCAAAGTTTGCAAAGACTCGCGCCTCCGATGAGGCCATCGAACTTGTAAAGGCTGGCGCTTACGACTCCGTAAGTGTTGGCGCTATTCCAATCAAGTTTAAGTACGACAAGAACGGGACAATGGTTGTCTCTAAGGCTTCTCTTGCAGAGATCTCACTTGTCGCCATGCCAGCGTTCTCGGATGCTGTCATCACAGAAATCGCTGCTTCCCAGCCTGACGAAGAGTCAGAAGAAGAAGTTGTCGAACCCCAACCCCAAGACATTTCCGAGGAGGAAACCATGTCAACAGTAAACCCAACGGTTGAGGCTTCGGCTGAGACTGTTCCAACAGCACCAATCTTCGCAACTGCAAAGCGTGAAGTGAAATTGCCAACCGCAGCCGAGTACATCGCAGCTGCTGTTTCAGGTGGCGATCAGTGGCGCGAAATGTCAGAAGCACTCCGCGCAGCTGCACCTGACATTGTCACAACCGACACTCCGGGCCTTTTGCCAACACCAATCGTTGCTCCTGTTTACAACAACTTCATCGGTCGTCGTCCAGTCGTTGATGCAATCGGCGTTAAGGCAATGCCTGCTGGCGGTAAAGTTTTTATCCGTCCAGAGGTCACCACGCACACAAGCATTGGTGCATCCATCAGTGAGCAGTCACCAACAGGTGGCACCCTCGTTGTGTTTAACAACCAGGTCACTAAGCAAATTTTCGGTGGCTACGTGTCAATCTCCGAAGCCGAAATTGACTGGTCAGACCCCGGCATCTTGCAGGTTGTTCTTGACGACATGGGCCGTATCTACGCAAACGCAACAGACAACTACGCAGCAGACACCCTCGTGTCGGGCGCAAGCGTCACACAAGCATTTGCAACAGCAGACGTGGCAAAGCCTGAAGTATGGATGGCAGAAATTGCAGAAGCTGCAGCAACGATCCTCAGCTCATCTGACGGCAACTTGCCTACCCATCTCTTCCTTGCACCAGACCGCTGGCGAAACGTCCTCGCATTAAGCGATAGCTCGAACCGTCCGTTGTTCCCACAGGTGGGCCCAATGAACGCATACGGCGACCTTGGTGTAAACCAGTACGGCGGAAACGCTTTTGGGTTGTCTGTTGTAGTTGACCGTAACTTTGCCAGTGGCACAGCCATCGTCGGTGACGCATCCGGGTATGAACTGTTTGAACAGCAGAAGGGCACCATGTCCATTGAGTCACCATCGACACTGTCGCGCACAATCGCTCTTCGCGGTTACTTCGCAGCGTTGATGATTGACCCAACCAAGTTTGTCAAGTTCACATTCGCCTGATCACTAGGTAGTAGGAAAGGGTCTGTATGTCTGTTTACACAATCACTCATGGTTTTCACTTTGATGATGTGTCAGCCGTACAGACCCTGACCCCTTCCGAAGTTCAGCCCGGCGACAGCATCGTTGTCGCAGGCGCTGGCGCAAAGTTCAACGGCACCTTCACCGTTATTAGCGTTGAAGAGTGGGAGTACATCGGGAAAGACCAGCAGGGCTATCTCGAGTTCAACTATGACGTGCCAAAACTCAATCAGGTTTTGTATGCGGTCACTGGTCAGGCTGACGATCAGGAGTATGCAGCTCTTGCTGGCACTCTGACGTTTACCGAAACCATCACTTGGACTACCTCAGCACTTGTGCTGTCGTGGCTTGGTATTGACGTGGCAACCGCTAACGACACCGCCTTCGTGGCTAAGTGTGTCAGTGCTGCTAACGCTTGGTGTTTCCGTAAACGCCGTGAGGCTGGCTACACCGATCAACAAGGCACCGTCCCCAGCGCCGATGTTGAACTAGGAACCACCATGTATGCAGCAACGCTTTACCGTGAACGCGGAACCAGCGGTGATGCCTACGGTGCTTTTGACGGTATGGGCAACCTCGCACAACCTGTCACCCTTCACCGCATCATGCAGCTCTTGGGCTGTGGCAGGGCGCAAGTCGCGTGAGTTCTTCAGGCATCTTGTACGAGGCTGTAAACGCTTGTAAGACGGCGCTTACCACTCTCGGGCTTGTGCCTATCACCGATCCTCGCAACGCTCGCCCGTTGTCTGTTCTTATTGAGTTGCCAACAGTTGACTCGTTTACATACAACGTGGGCAACATCACGCTTCGACTTCGTGTGCTGGCACCGCCTCCGGGCAACCAAGACGCAGGTGATTACCTCATGCAAATCGCAGATCAGATTATGAACTCACCAATCGCGGTCACGGATTTACGTCCGGGCCTCGTATCCGTAGGAGGGCAAGACCTGCCTTCCTATGACTTAACCGTTGCCGTAGCCGTACGGCGCAACTAACCAAAAGGAGCCCTCATGGCTACAACAACATTCCTCAGCAATGCCACGATTAACATCACGCAGGGCGCAACCACCACAGACCTGTCAGACCAAGCAAACGCCGTTTCCGTCATGGTCGGCGTTGACTCGCTTGAGTCCACCGCTTTCGGCGACACTGGACACCGCTTCACAGCTGGTCTTCAGAATGTCGAAGTAACAATGACCTTGTTCTTGTCTTATGGCGCTTCAGAAGTTGAAGCAATCCTCAACTCTTGCGTGGGCACTGGCAACCGTGTTGACCATCTCCCCATCAGGAACCACTGAATCAGCCTCTAACCCTGAGTACATCATCACAAACTGCATGCTCAGCGACTTCACCCCAATCAACTCAACCGTGGGCGAACTTGCCACCGTTGAGGTCACCTTCACAGGTGGCACATGGGTTCGTGACGTAACCGCACCGTAAACCGTAAACCTTCAGGAGAAACAACATGAAGATCACACTCGCAGTCGAACAGACTGACGGCCTCACCTATCAGGTCACCACCAATCTGTTTTCCATTGTGGCACTGGAGCGCAAGTTCAAAATTCGCGCTTCTGACCTTGCCTCCGGTGTCGCAATGGAGCACCTCGCCTTCCTCGCCTTTGAGGGGGCAAAGCAAAACAGCATCACCGTCCCAGCGGTCTTTGATGACTACATCAAGAAACTGGTGTCAGTAGAAGTTGTAAACGAGGACGCTGCAAACCCTACGCAAGAGGCTCTTACCTCCGAACCATCTGCGAGTTAGCAGTTGAAACGGGGTTTTGGCCTCACCAAATCCCATTCGATACACAAGAGCTGCACACCATGTTGGATGTGCTGAAGAAGAGAGCAAAGGAGAGCAACCGTGCCCGTAAGTAACGACATCAGTGTTTTAGGCATCAACGAAGCAATCCGATCTCTCAACAAGATTGAGCCTGGACTCCGTAAAGAGTTCAACAATGAGGCTCGTGCTATTGCTGCCCCAGCGACTGACGCTGTGCGCTCTGCGTATCGTTTTGTTCCGTTGTCCGGTATGAACCGTCAGTGGGCTGGCCCTGCTGTAAACGGACGCAAGGTGTTTCCGTGGAATCTCGACAAGGCTCGCAAAGGCGTGGACGTGGTGTTTAACACTGACCGCCGTTCCTTGGGCACTATCAACATTGTCCAGCGTGACACGGGTACAGCCATCTTCGAGACTGCTGGACGCAAGAACTCCAACCCTCTTGGCGATGCTCTTGGCCCTATTCAGCCGGGGCGCACTCGTGTCATCGGCCCTGTTGTTTACAGCAAGGTCAACGAGATCACAGCTGTGATGGAGAAGTTTGCTATCAGTATTGTCCAGCGCGTTAACCGAGAGTTGAACTAATGCTTTCCATCCCCATCGTTTCTTCCTTTGATGGCTCAGGTGTCGAGAAGGCTAAGAAGGAATTCGCCCAGTTAGATGGTGCTGCCGCTAAAACCAAGTTTGCATTTCAAAAGGCTTTGATTCCTGCTACGGCTGCTGTGGCTGGTTTGGGTGCTGCTTTGTTTGATGCCACCAAGGGCGCTATGGAGGACGCTGCTGCACAGGATCTGCTTGCCAACAACCTCCGCAAAACGACCAACGCAACCGATATGCAGATTGAAGCCAATGAGGACTGGATTAGCACTCAGGGTCGTCTGCTTGGTGTCACGGATGATGAGTTGCGTCCTGCGTTAACAAAGTTGGCTAAAGCTACTGGCGATGTTCGACTTGCTCAGGCTTACGCATCACAAGCGATGGATATGGCTGCAGCCTCGGGAAAGCCCCTTGAGACGGTCACTACGGCCATCACGAAGGCGATGGGTGGCAACGTGGCTGCTCTTGCAAAATTGAACCCTGAGTACCGTCAGATGATTAAGGACGGCGCTGACTTTGAGACCGTCATGTCCCTTATTGCTGACACCACTGGCGGTGCTGCAACCGAGGCTGCAAACACGGCTCAAGGACAGTTCAAGCGTTTAAGTGTCTCCCTCGCTGAAACCAAGGAGTCCATCGGCGCTGCACTGCTCCCAGCGATTGAGGCCGTCTTGCCGTACCTGACAAAGTTCGGTGATTGGGCTGCTAAGCACCCGGGCATCATCCTCGCTGTTGGTGCTGCCATCGCTGTTATCGCTGCTTCCATCATGGCTGTAAACCTCGCTATGGCGCTCAACCCATTCTCAGCAATCATCATTGGCGTTGTTGCTGTTGGTGCAGCTGTGGTTTTGGCTTACAAGAAGTTTGAGGGTTTCCGCAATGTTGTCGACGCTGTTTTCAGTGGCATCAAGGTGGGCTTTGACTTTGTGGTCTCTTACTTCAAGACTTTGTTGACGATCTACAAGGGCATTTTTAACGGCATTGCTTCGCTGTGGAATAACTCCATTGGCAAGTTGTCGTTTAAGTTCCCGTCGTTTGTGCCGGGCTTCGGCGGTAAGGGCTTTGACGTGCCCAATATCCCGATGCTGGCAGACGGTGGCATCGTCCGATCTGCAACGCTGGCGGTGATTGGTGAGGCTGGCCCTGAGGCTGTCGTGCCTTTGTCTCGCGCTGGAGAATTCGGCATGGGAGGCGGTAGCAACGTCACTATCAATGTCAACGGCGGAGACCCTCAAGCCGTAGTGGCTGCACTGCGTACCTACATGCGTCAAAACGGATCTGTGCCTATCCGAGTGAGCAACATTTTCTAATGGCTCTCCAGTCTTACACCGTCGCCTTTTCAACTAATGGCTCGACGTGGACTGGCTTAACCAACGTTCAAAACATCACAATCAGAATTGGTAAAAGCGCACAACTTGACGCTGTAAACGCTTCTATCGCTTCTTTTGAAATGCGCTACCCCACGGGCTACGCCTCGCCTATTACCCAGTTAGTTGCCGGGTCATACATCAGAATCTCAAATACCACAGGCACTGCCAACCCTATTTGGTACGGAGAAATAACTGATGTAAACGCAACGTACGGCATCCCGTATGCGGGTGGCGTAGGCCCAGCTGACTTTCTCAATGTTTCTTGTGAGGGTGCTTTCGCTGCTGTGGGCCGTATGCAGGGCAACGGCTACTCGATGGCTGCTTCTAGCATTGTTGACCAGTTCCAAAACGCAAACATTCAGACGGGTTTGAACTTTGGTTATTTGCCTTTGTCGTCTAGTACCCGTCTTGCTGCTACGACTGTAAACAGCACGTGGGGCGACTGGGTGAACCGTGTGTGTCAAAGCACGAACAGC